CTGAATCATCTCCAATAGCACCTCCTGTAACAGGAACGTTAACAGTAGATGCAACAGACATATATGCAGATAGTGGAATTATAACAGCAGACCAAACAGATGAATAATGATTAAATTAATAATAGAACTATTAAAGACAGATAATTTTTATGGAGTTAATCCTTATATAGACATTGCTAAAGGAAAGTATAAAGCTCCTTTAACAATACAGGAAGCAAAAAATGTAATTAAACGCAGGTGGTATGGCAGATAATAAAAGAATAATATATACTATAGAGGTTAACGATCAAGGTAAGATGAAGATAGAAAATCTTACAACTGGATTCGTAAATGCTTCTGGTGCTGTAAAAAAATTAAATCAAGATTTAATTACGCAGGGTAATATAATGGAGGACAATGTTAGGAAGAACCAGAAGATGATAGATAAAACTGGTTTGGCTGGAGCAACTCTTGTTGAACTTGGTCGTACTGTTTCAGATTCTAACTATGGTCTTAGGGGTATGGCTAACAACATATCGCAATTAGCTACTTTAATGACTACATTATTGTTTACTACAGGCGGATTTGTTGATGGATTAAAAGCTCTTTCAAAAGCATTTTTTGGTCCTTTGGGGGTTATTGTTTTGTTTCAAGCTTTTATAGCAGCACTTGAAGGTCAAGCTATAGCTGCTGGACAAGCAAAAAAAGAGGTTAATGCTTTAGCTGATGCAATTGGTAAAGCTGGTTCAGACTTAAGAACATTTTTGTCTCTTGTGGATAGAGGTAATTTATCACAAAAAGAAATGTCTGATACTGTTGAACAGTTGAATGACAATTATAAAGATCTTAATTTACAGTTAGATGAAGAAGGTAATTTAACAGAAGAGTCAAGGAAACAAATAGACAACAAAATTATATCTCTACAAAGACTAGCTAAAGCACAGGCATTACAAGTTCAATTAGAGAAATTATATATAGAAGAATTAGAATCAACAGGAGGAAGGCTTAAAGATATAGAAGAAATTAATGAAGGTGATTTTCTTCAAAAAGTAAGTCGAGCTTTTGTTATAACATTAGATAGATATAATATTTTTAATAAAAATAGAGCAAAAAGTTTATCAGAAAGTATTTTAAAAGACAGGAAAAACAGGCTTTCAAGTATAGAAGAAGGGTTTGAGGAAGAACAAAAATTAAGAAATAAAAACATACAAAACATCCTTAAACAATTAGAAGATTTAGAATTAGCTAATGAAGCTTTTGGTGATCTCGAAGGAGATAAAGAAAGAGAAAGATTAAAGAGATTAGCAAAGCTTAGAAAGAAATATATAGAAGATGCTAAAATAGATGACAGACTCTATAAAGACGAGCAATTAGAGCAAGAAAAACTATTAGTATTAGAGCAGGCAAATATAGATAAAGCTGGAAAAGATGTATTAATTGCTATAGAAGAAGACTTTAATCAAAGAATAGAAGCTGCAAGAAACTCAAGAAGAGAAAAAGAAGCAAAAGAAAGGGATAGAGATATTCTTAGAAGCATTAGATACGCCAATGAACGTATTAAAATTGAACAAAATAGGTTAAAAGCTGAACAAAATATACAAATGCAAAAGGTTGGTTTTGCTCAACAAGTTGCAGGAATATTAGGAGCAATTGCTAAAGACGGTTCAACTCTTGCAAAAGTAGCTCTTGCATTAGAAAAAGGTGCAGCTATTGCAGACATTATTATAAAAGCTCAACAAAGTATAGCAACTCAAACAGCAGCTACACAGGCAGCAAACTTACAAGCAACAGCAGCTTATGCTTCTATACCATTTATTGGTCCTACCATAGCAGGTATTCAAATAGCTTCAAATCAAGCAATGCTTGCAAAAGGAATTGCTGCAACTAAAATAAGTGCAGGTTTATCAGTAGCTTCTATAATTGCTACATCTCTAACTTCAAAGGGGGGTGGAGTACAAGCTCCTGCAGCAGCATCATCACAAGCTCCATCAGCACCACAAATACAAGCTCCTGCATTTAATGTAGTAGGTGCAACACAAGAAAGTCAATTGGCTCAAACAATATCACAAGCCGAACAACAGCCAATAAAAGCTTTCGTTGTAGCATCTGATGTATCAACAGCACAGGAACTTGAACGTAGTACAATTGAAGGAGCATCTATTGGATAATAAAACAAAATAAACTTAATATGGTTATTTAGATATGGAAAAGATAATAGAACTTATTATAGACGAAGAAAATGAGATTAGTGGTATTGAAGCTATCTCTGTCGTTGAAAATCCAGCAATAGAAGAAGACTTTATTGCACTAAAAGAGCATAAAGATATTAAACTTGCAGAAGTAGATGCAGAACAAAGGATTCTTATGGGTCCTGCACTTATACCTAACAAGAAGATATTTAGAAAAGGAGAAGAAGATGATTATTATATATACTTCTCTGAAGATACAGTTAGAAAAGCATCTGAATTATTCTTTATAAAAAGTAAACATCAAAACTCTACATTTGAACATTCATTTGAATTATCTGATATGTCAGTTGTAGAATCTTGGCTAATAGAAGACCCTAAAAATGATAAAGCATCAGCTTATGGTTTTGACCTACCAAAAGGAACTTGGATGGTATCAATGAAAGTATTAAATGATGATGTATGGAAAGCAGTAAAAGAAGGAGAAGTAAAAGGATTTTCTATAGAAGGATATTTTGCTGATGGACTTGAAAGACCAAAAGAAAGCGTAGAAGAAAATGCTTGCTCTGAATGTTTAAGTGAACTTAATGCAGAGTTTGATCTTGCAGAAGTATTAGCAAGCTTAACTGAAGAAGTAGAGCTTGAATCTTATGGAGGTTATCCACAGTCTGCAAAGAACAATGCTAAAAGAGGTATTGCTTTAAACGAAAAAGTAAACAATAAATGTGCAACTCAAGTTGGTAAGGTTAGAGCAAGACAGCTTGAGAAAGGAGAGAAATTTACTCTACCTACATTAAAAAGAATATATTCTTATTTATCAAGAGCAGCTGCTTATTATGATCCAGGTAACAATGAAGCTTGTGGTACTATTTCATATTTATTATGGGGTGGTAAATCAATGCTTAACTGGACAACATCTAAACTAAAAGGACTTGATGCTATAGAAGCATCTTCAACAATTATAGATGGAAGAGCTGCCTATTCAACACAAGAAGAAGCAGAAAAAGCTGCTGAAGATATAGGTTGTTCAGGGTATCATACACACGAGTACGAAGGAGATGTATGGTATATGCCTTGTGAGGAACACAATCTAAAGCTTCCTTGCACAGAAGGATATGAGCAAATAGGAATGAAAGATAAAGATGGTAGAAAGGTTCCTAATTGTGTTCCAATAAAAAGATGAAAAGAAGAAAAAATGCAACATTAAGTTATTCTTCTCCAAGAAGTTCATCAAGAGCTTGTTTGTGTCCTGATGGTAGAACATATTCAATAAAATGCTGTGATGGAACATTAGAAGCACAAGGAATAGGAAGCATACATAGGACAACTAATTATTTATTACAAGAAAATATAGATTTCATATTACAAGAAGACAACAGTAAAATAAAATTATAATGGCAGATAAAAAAATATCCGAATTAAACGCAGTAACTGCATCTAATATAGATGGGACAGAAGTATTACCAATAGTAGATTCATCTGAAACAAAAAAAATAACTGCTTTAGAACTTCAACGTTATATTGTAAATCATTTAGAACCTACATCAGTTACAGTAAGCGTAGCAGGAGGAACTATTGATTTAGATGCTTCTACTTATGATGAAGCAGAGCTTATTGTACTTTCTTGGTCTGGTTCAAATGGAACTATAGAACTCACTTTACCTGATGCAACAGCAACTAAAAATTTAAATAGAGTAATTAGAATTATATCTGATTCTACATTTACTACTTCAACACACGCAGATTTAACTCCTGTATCAGGACAAAATTTAGATGGTAGTTCAAGTGCTTACAGAATCAACAAAGCTTATGAGGGGATTATGGTTTGGTGTAATGGAACAGAATGGTTTGTAGTACAACAGAAAGCATAAAAATACAACAAAGTATTTAAAATCAGTAATAACTATAAATAAGAATCTTATGAAAGCAAGTGAAATTGTAACTAAAATCAAAGATGTTCTTTTATCAACTAATACAGAGGAAGAAGTAACTACTCCTGAAGTTGAATTAAAAGAAGAAGCTCCTAAAGCTAAAAAGAAAGAAGCTAAGAAGGAGATTAAAGAGGAAGCTCCTAAAGCAGAAGTTAGACAAGTATCCTACTCTGCAGAAGAATCAGCTGACGAACTACAAGAGGAAAACTACGAGGAGAATCCAGTAGAAGAAGCTCCTGCTGTAGAGTATGCTACTAAAGACGAAGTGTCAGAACTTAAGTCTATGGTAGAGAAATTAAGAGGTATGATTGAAGCTAAAGAAGAAGCTAAAGAAGAAGTTCCACAAGAACTATCTGCTGACGAGCCTGCTGAAGCAATTAATCATTCACCAGAAAACGAAGTAAGTGGAAAGATTGGTGTTAGGTTTGCTCCAAACGCAAATAGAAACACTACTTACAATAGAGTATTAAACGCAATAAGTAAATAATAATTAAATTAATTTAAAATGGCAACAACAACTAATATAAGTTCAAGTTACGCTGGTGAATTCGCTGGAAAATATATTTCTGCAGCTTTATTATCAGGTAAAACTTTAGCAGAAGGTAATATTACAGTAGTACCTAATGTTAAATATAAACAAGTAATGAAGAAAGTGGCAACAGATGGCATCGTAAAAAATGCAGTTTGTGATTTTGACCCAACATCAACACTTACTCTTACTGAAAGAATCTTACAACCAGAGGAGTTTCAAGTGAATCTTCAGTTATGTAAGGAAAATTTTAGAGACGACTGGGAAGCAGTACAAATGGGATATTCTGCATTTGACAACTTACCATCTAACTTCTCTGACTTTTTAATTGCTCACGTAGCAGATAAAGTAGCTCAAAGAATGGAAACTAACATCTGGACAGGTACTAACGCAACTGCTGGTCAGTTCGATGGTTTCATTACTACATTAGGTGCTGATGGTGACGTTAATGACGTAACAGGTACAGCTTCAACTGCAGCTAACATTATTACAGAGCTTGGTAAAATTGCTGACGCAATTCCATCTACAGTATATGGTTCAGAAGATATGACTATCTACTTACCTTCTAATATGTATAGAAACTACATTAGAGCATTAGGTGGATTTGGAGCTTCAGGATTAGGAGCAGCAGGTACAAACAATCAAGGTACACAGTGGTATAACAATGGTGCTGGTCTTCAGTTTGATGGTATTCAAATTGCATTAGCTCCAGGATTATCTGATAACGATGCTGTAGCAGCACAAAAATCAAACTTATTCTTTGGAACAGGTCTATTATCTGACCAAAACGAAGTTAAAGTAATTGATATGGCTGATCTTGATGGTTCTCAAAATGTGAGAGTTGTTATGAGATTTACTGCTGGTATTCAGCACGGAATTGGAGATGAAGTAGTATTATACGCTACATCATAATAAATAACTGTTTAACTTAAGAAAGGGTAGGTAAGCCTTGAGCCTACCACCCTTTTTTTATATAAAAAATAAAAATTATGGCTTGTGATTTATCATTAGGAAGAAAAGAACCTTGTAAAGATGTCGTTGGTGGAATAAAAAATGTTTATTTCGTTGACTACGGAGATTTAGGTTCTGTTACATTAACAAATGACGAAATTACCAATTTAACTAATTCAAGTACTGTAGTTTGCTACAAATACGAGTTAAAAGGTAATTCTTCATTAGAACAAACAGTAAACGCTTCAAGAGAAAACGGAACTACTTTTTATGAGCAAACATTAAATTTAACTCTTAAGAAATTATCTAAAGAAGATAACAAAGAATTAAAGTTATTAGCTTATGGAAGACCTCACGTTGTTGTTGAAGATTATAACGGTAATTGTATGATGGTTGGTCTTGAACACGGTGCAGATGTGTCAGGCGGTACAATTGTAACTGGTGCTGCAATGGGAGACTTAAGTGGATATACATTAACATTAACTGGTATGGAAACAACTCCAGCTAACTTTATGACTGTAGATTCTACTGATGCGTTATTCCCATTCAGTGAATTTGCTGGATTAACAGGAACTCCTGCAGCTACTATTACAGTAGGTAGCTAACTCTTAAACATAGAGGATTTTCTTAAACACAGAAAGGGGACTTTAATAGTCCTCTTTTTTTTTGAACAA